CGTGAGAGCACACGTGGGTATGGCGAGACTTGAGTTTCTGTAAAAATAGAAGGGTAGATCCAAAAAATACGTATATTCTCCAATATAAGCTATTGTATTTCCATGGCTATTTAAAAAGTACACTGTTTGATCGATGTCATCATCTGTGTTATGAAGTTGTTGATGCATGTAGATGTACTCACCTGTAATTTTTTCAATAGTTTGTCCACCAATAAGAAGTTCAGCACTCTCTATGAGGTGTGAAATAACAGAGGGGCACCATTCATAACCACTCGAAGGATCATCAAGTATGACTTTGAGTGTCATATTTCTTACGAGATCTCCCTTATCATTTGGCACCCGACAGGTGATGGTTTGACCAAATGTGGCATTTCCATCAAATTGACTTTCCACGTAATCTATGGCAAACTTGGTGTGCCTTTTGAAATTCATCAGGAAATATGAAAATTGTGGAGCTCCTGAGAGCCATTGATCTTGGACTCCAGTGGCGGCAAGTCTCAAACGACCCGACATTCCTACAGTATGTGAGTAAAATTTTGCTAAATAAAACGGGACACTACAGTAGAATGAATCTTCAGTTGAGGAAGTTCAAACCCGAGACGATGGGTGACGACCGAATATGTGTTTTTATAGGCAAGCGTAATACGGGTAAGTCAACTCTTGTGAAAGACATCATGTACTACAAGAAACATATTCCAGCGGGTATAGTCCTATCAGGAACAGAAGAAGGGAACCACTTTTATTCAGACTTTATCCCTGACTTGTTTATTTATGGTGAATACGATGGTGAGGCGGTGGATCGTGTGCTCGCGAGACAGAGGAAAATTGTGGGTGAGAGGGGAAAAGATAGAACAAATGGTACATTCATGCTTCTCGATGACTGTATGTATGACTCAAAGTTCCTCAAGGAGACGCGAATTAGACAGTGCTTCATGAACGGGAGGCACTTCAATATCTTTTTCATGTTGACGATGCAATACGTGATGGACCTGCCACCCGCACTGCGTGCAAATGTTGACTACGTTTTCATACTCAGGGAAAACATCATACAGAACAGAGAGAAACTTTACAAGTCATTCTTTGGTATTTTCCCAAGTTTTGATATGTTTTGTAAAGTCATGGATGCGTGCACAGAAAATTATGAGTGTCTCGTGTTAGATAATACGGTAAAATCTAACAAGATCACTGATTGTGTGTTTTGGTACAAGGCCACCCTTAGAAAAAACTTTAGAGTTGGGAGTCCGGATCTCTGGCGGCTACATCAGAAGATGTACAACCCCAAGCATCTACAACAGAAGGAGGACGACGCCAAAAAGGCTACAAAGAAGACCCACCTCAGGATCACGAAGACGAAATAACAAAGAGGAACTCTGTTACCTTCGTGGGCCTATTTTTTAGGTTGCGACTCCCCCTATAGGCATTATAGTCAATTTCAATTTTTTCATACGTGTAGGGCTTTAGAAGCTCTTCCCATTCTTCGGGTTTGATGAAACCCTCGTTGTTGTAGGATACCAAGGTATGTTTAGCTTTCTCGGTCGCCAGGCGTAAGGTAAGTTCCATGGCTTCCCTAATTTTGTTCTTGTAATTGTACTGACTTTTGTTCCAGTCTCCAGGGATACCTGATACTTTTGAAACTGTATGAGGTCTCTCGTTCGTGCAAATGAGGTTTAACATGAAGTAGTTTGATCCATATGGATGTTGATTATAGGGTGGGTCCAGATAAATAAGGTCTACAGGGGGGAGATCCCTCAAAAAGTCACACGCATCTTTTCTATGAACATGAACATCTCGGGGAGATTGAAGCCAAATGGGTGCTTCAACTTCAATTCGTTTCATGATTCTATCCTGGGCGTGACCACCCTTACCACCCCAACCACCCTTGTGAAATCCCTTAAATACTCCAGAAGTATTCGTGTGAATACTCGCTTTCACGAGGAGTGGACCTAAACAGTATGGTTTGAGGTGATCAGGAACATTGTCTTCAATGTACTGACGCATTCCATCTATGCGTCGACCGTTTTCAGGTGTATAGAATGATCTCTCCTCGGACGCATACATTTCGGTAATAAATCCATTTTTATCAGGACAAGTATTCATAGCATCTATGTGTCTATCTATGTCTTCATGATCGGGCCAAGGTGGAGATACAAGGAAGCATTTAGAAAGTACTTCACAATACTTTTCCAAATCATTGACATGAAGTTGTTCACAGTGTGTCAGCAACATTCTCGCAACAACGCCGGAACCAACAAACGCATCTGCACACGATTTTGGATTTAGTCTTTTTACTACACCCTCTATGACATCTATTAGCTTTCTCTTGTTACCTATGTACGTAATCATTGGTTGATGTACATAGTCATTCATATCTATTGTGATGGCGCACAATTTCCTTAAGCGATTCCATTGCGACGTGCTTCATAATTTCCATGCGCTCCTCCCCAGTCCAAATTGAACTTTCATGGGGAAACTCATCATATTTATGTGTTTTCACACAAAAAGTTGCAAACTCCCGATCTACATCCTTTTTTATGTTTATGTGGGATAGCATTTCTGATACGTCAAATGTGTTATCCCCCTTCATCTCCCAAACAATGGGTTTTCTTCCAAAGTTTGAGAGAGGGCCAATTCTGTGAATAATGGATTCACTACTGTGAAAGTCGCAACCCGCAGCAAACACCAAATATGGAGAAATTGGGAGATCTTTAAACAAATGCCACGAGGCGTTCAGATTTTTAAACACTCTCTCGATTGCATTACCGAGACCCTGTTTTTGTAATCCATTTGATAACCGTAAATCATTTGTACCTTGGTACTTATCCTCAACAATCAGAAAACAATAATCCTTGTCATCCAGTTTAATGAAAAACATTCCTCCGTCAGGACTCATGAAACATTTATCATTATCATAATCCCTTATGAGATC